GAGCTTCCGGCTGTCGGGGACTATCCGGGTGCCCGCTGGTTGGTGCGCGCGGCGACACCGTCGGCTGGTCACGGCCTCAGCTGTGATCTTGTGGTGGTGGATGAGCTGTGGGGTTGTTCGGCTGACAGCGTTGAGGGCGGCCTGATCCCGACGATGCGAGCCCGGCGCGACCCGCTGCTGTCGTGCTGGTCGACGGCTGGGACGGAGTCCGAGTCCGACGTGTTCAAGCGTTTGCGTGAACGGGCCATGGGCGAGATCGACATGGGTATCAGATCGCGTCTGTACTTCTGCGAATACTCGCCGCCGTCCAACATCGACCCGCTCAGCTTGGAGGCCGCCATCTGGGCAAACCCAGCGCGAGGCTTCATGCTGGAGGACGAAACAATCGTGGAGGAACTGAAGCAGCCCAACAAGGAGGAGGTGCTGCGGACGGTGTGCAACCTGTGGGTTCAGTCCCACCGGGCATGGCTTGACGCAGGCATGTTCGAGTCGTTGCGGGCCGACATCAAGCTGCCCGCCGAGGGCGGTGTGCTTGCCGTTGAGGCCTCATCCCACGACGACAGGTTCGTCGGTGTCCGAGCCGTGGAGGTGGGCGACAAGGTGCACGTCACCGTTGAGTTCATCGTGTCCACGCTGGCTGATCTCTGGCAGTCGGTACGCGAATCCCAGAAAGCCCACAAGGGGCAAACCCTCGCTATCGGGGCCAGCCTTGACGTGCACCTGTCCCCCGAGCTCAAAGGCCGGGCCGTGCTGGTCGGTATGCGGGAGCTCCAGAAGTGGACGGTCATTGTCCGCTCCATGGTTACCTCGGGGCAGGTGCTGCACACCGGGGAGCAGCTGCTGATCGAGCAGGTTTCCCGGGCGGTGGCCGTCAAGCACCAAGGGCACCTGTCGTTGTCGTCGGCTCGAAGCCCCGGCGACATCTCACTGTGCCGCGCGTTTGTGTGGGCCGTCGCACAGGCAGGCAAACCCAAGACGCAAACCCGCGCCGCGTACGCGTTCGCAGACTGAGGCTCTCGTTCTCTATCTGCTGACGGGTCGTTGCAAATGCAACAAGGCTGTGTCAGACTCCACGCGTGGCACTATTCGCGCGCAAGCAGACGGGGGCGTTCGGAGCTGAACCGATACGCGCCGCAGCTGGCATGTCAGCGCAAACCGCGGCCATCAACGCCACGATCGGCTACACGTCGGACTACTCCCGGCAGCAGGCCATCCAGAACAACACCATCAGCCGCGCCCGCGACCTGATCGTGTCGATGGTGTCGGGCCTGCCGATCAACCAGTACAGCCTTCAGTGGATGGGCGAGGAGTACGAGGAGGTGGCCATCCCCGGGGAGACGTGGATGTCCCGCCCCGACCCGTACGTCACCCGCCAGTTCATCCTCGCGTGGACGACGGATGATCTTTACTTCCACGGCAAGAGCGTCTGGTATGTGACTTCCCGGTCAAAGACCACGGGTTTCCCGCTGTCGTTCCAGTGGATCCCGATGGCCGACATCCAAGCGCTCGACATGTCCACCGACATCTGGCCGCGCCCCTCAACACAGCTCACCTACAACGGCATCGAGCTGGACATGGCCAACGTGATCCAGTTCCTGTCCCCCATCCAAGGCTTGCTGTATGCCGGGTGGCGCGAGCTTGAAATCGCCAACAGGCTCGACACCGCAGCCATGCGGTTTGCGTCCAACGAGATCACGGCCGGATACCTTCAGCAGACACCGGGCTCGGAGCCGATGGACGCAGAGGATCTTTCAGACCTTGCCGCCGCATGGTCGAGCGCTCGACGCAGGAACGCTATCGGCGCACTGAACTCTGCTGTCGAGTGGAAAGAGTTCCAGTCTGACCCATCCAAGCTGCAGCTGGTCGAGGCCCGCCGCCACGCCATGTCCACGCTTGCAAACCTTGCGAACGTCCCGCAGTACCTCGTCGGTGCGGACACCGGCTCCGGCATGACATACCAGAACGCCGTCGAGTCGCAGAAGCAGCTGTACTACTACGGCGCAAAGCCTTACATTGACTGCCTCAGCCAGCGCCTCTCAATGGATGACATCCTGCCGCGCGGCCGTTTCTGCCGGGTTGACGTGTCCGAGTTCATCCGTGAACCCGACACCATGATCGACCCGCGAACAGGGCAGGAGTCCGACACGTCCGACATGGAAAGGCAGCCCGCATGAAGCTCCAGTTCAGTAATTCGTCCGTCACCCTTGACGCAGCCGCAGGCGACGCAGAGCCGAGGATCTCCGGCATTGCGGCCCCCTATGGTGTCGACGCTGAAGTGTCCACGGGGCAGCGCGTCCGCATAGCGGCGGGTGCCCTCCCCATTGACGGCAAGATGCCCCGCCTGATCGTCGAGCACGACACCAGCCGCGTTGTCGGCGTGGTCGACATGCGTGAGGAAACCGATGCCGGGATGTTGTTCTCGGCCAAGATCGCGGACACGGCCGAGGGCCGTGACCTCGTGGCGCTGCTCAAGATGGGCGCGCTCGACTCAGTCTCAGTCGGTCTGTCCGTGACGGACTACGAGATGGACGGCAAGACCATGCTGGTCAAAGCCGCCAGCTGGGAGGAGCTTTCGGTGGTGTATGCCCCGGCGTTCCCCCAAGCGCAAATCACCCAGATCGCCGCCTCCAACCCGGAGGATGACGAACCCCAACCCGACACAGAGGAGAACCAAGTGTCCGACAACAACACCCCGGTCGAGGCAGCTGCTGCCGAGGCCATCCCGACCCAGCCCATCTACGCGGCCGTCGCCAAGCCCGCCCGCCTTCCCTCTGCTGCCGAGTACATCGCTGGCATCCTGAAGGGCGGCGAGGCAGCCGAGGCAGTCCGCAAGCAGGTGCAGGCAGCCGCCCCCTCGGTGACCACCGCTGACGACCCGGGCCTCCTGCCCGAGCCGCTGCTGGCCCCCGTCTACAACAACTTCATCGGCCGCCGCCCCGTGGTCGACGCAGTCGGTGTCCGCGCAATGCCCGCCGAGGGCGCAGTGTTCCGCGTCCCGTACGTCCAGACCCACAACTCGGTCGGCCAGCAGGCATCCGAGCTCGGCACCCTCACCGCGTCGCTGTACGCCGTGTCCAGCTTCGACATCACCAAGCTGACGTTCGGTGGCTACTCGAACGTGTCTGAGCAGATCATCTCGTGGAGCTCGCCCGAAATCATCGGCAGCATGCTCGACGACATGTCCCGCGTGTACGCCTACGAGACGGACAACTACGCCGCCGACCAGCTCCTCGCGGGCTGCACCCAGAGCGCCGTCCTGACCGACCCGACCTCCCCGGCCGAGTGGGTGTCCGACATCTACGACGCGGCTGTGACGATCATCAACAACAGCTACGGCAACGTCCCGACCCACCTGTTCCTCAGCCCCAACATGTTCGCCAGTCTCGGCAAGCTGGTGGACACGACGGGCAGGCCGCTTCTGGCCCCGACCATGCCGATGAACGCGTTCGGCTCGCAGACCCCCGGTGGCCTCGCAGCCAACGGCTCGGCGTTCGGCCTCACCGTCGTCGTCGACCGCGGCTTCGCAGCCGACACCGTCATCGTCGGTGACCCGTCCGGCTACCAGATCTGGGAGCAGCAGAAGGGCGCGATCAGCATCGACAGCCCGTCGACGCTCAGCCGCACGATCGCCTTCCGTGGCTACTTCGCCACCAAGATGGTCGACGCAACCAAGTTCGTCAAGCTCACCTAATCTGACGACAGAGGCGTAGAGGAGTCTGGAGCATGGCCGTTTTCACCGTGACCAACAGCCGCCGGGTGGACAACACCGTGGCGCTCCAGACCCTCACGCCCACTGACATCGGAGTTGGCCAGTCCATCACGGTCGCCGGAGTCGGTGCCACCTTCAACGGCACCTTCACCGTCATCAGCACCGAACCCTACGAGCTCGTCGCAGTGAACGAGTTCGGGGAGCTGGTGTTCGAGCCGTCCGTCCTCAAACTCAACCAGCTGATCTACGAGCTGGCCGGGGATGACTCGGAGTACACGGCAGCGGACGGCACCATCACATGGACGCAAACCTGCACATGGATCACCAACCAGAACGTGTTGGACTGGCTCGGTATCAGCCCGGCCACGGCCAACGACACAGCGTTCGTAACGGTATGCACGGATGCCGCGAACGCCCTTGCGTACCGTCGGAGGAAGTCCGCTGGCTACGGCCAAGACTCCCTCACGACGGTGCCAAGCGGGGACGTGAAGCTCGGCACCATCATGTATGCCGGGAACCTGTACAGGATGCGCGGCTCGGTCGACTTCCAGACGTTCGAAGCGTACTCCAGCGGGAGCCAGCCCATCTCCGCTATGGGCGAGATCCTCAGGCTGTGGGGCTGCAACAGGGCACAGGTCGCATGACGTGGGCCGCACTAATGACGCTCGGGAACGGCTCTGCGCGGAGCTCACAGCGGCGGGTATCACCGTCTGCGAGGACTCCCGCAACGCCCGCCCCGGTGTCGTCGTCGTCGAGCCCCCAGTGCTCACCCGCTCCACATTCGGAGGGGCAGGCACCCAGCTCATCTGCGAGTTCACGCTGTACGCGACAGCGCCGCCACCCGGAAACCTTGACGCGCTCAAGGCCCAGCTGGAGTTGGTGGACGCTGTGATCAACGTTGTTCCCGCCACGGCCGCCCAGCCCACCGAGTACGTCGTCGGGTCGCAATCCCTCCCGGCGTACTCGATTACCGTTCAATACCCCGCCTACTAGGAGAACCTATGGCCACCTACAAAGTCCTTGCGGACAACATCTCGGGCAAGCAGCCCGGGGACACGATCACCGACGACGAGCTCGTCGGGGCAAACATCGAGGCGCTCATCGAATCTGGGCACCTCGCCAAGACCACCAACAACAAGAAAGCAGAGGACTGATCATGGCTATCTTCGTGATGAAGAACGCGTCGGTCACCATCAACAGCGTCGACCTGAGCAGCTACTGCTCGTCGGTCGCCGTCGACTACAACGTGGACGCAGTGCCCGCAGACGTGATGGGCACCGCCTACCACGTCTTCCAGCCGGGGCTCGAAAACTCCACCGTCACCGTCACCCTCAATCAGGACTTCGCAGCCACCAAGACGGAGGCCACCATCTTCCCGCTGGTCGGCACCACCACAACCGTTCTGGTCAAGGCCGAGTCCGGCGCAGTGTCGGCCACCAACCCGAGCTACACCTGCACCGGGTTCCTCGCCTCCAGCCAGCCCGTCAACGGGGCCGTGGGCGACCTCGCCTCCATGCAGCTGGTGTTCACGGGCCGCGTCGTCAAGGCAACGACCTGATCCATGTTCCTGTTGCACATCACCACCGTGCGGGCTGATGGCTCACAAGACACAGTCGAGCTGAGCATGGCATCCCAGCTGGAGTTCGAGGCCATGGAAACCATGAGCCTCATCGACGCGCTGGACAACCGGGTAAGCCAGAAGATCCTTGCCCGGTTGTCATGGCTCGCCAGCAAACAGAACGGCATCGTTGTCCCGGCCTCCCTCGATGAGTACGCAAAGACCATCAAGAGCGTCGGGTACAAGGTGGAAACAATCCCTTTTGGAGAAGCGGCATCCACGCCGTCTTCGCCGCCCTCATCCTCCGAGGCATCCCCTACACAGAGCTCATAGCAATGCCGCCGACGCTAGTGGCAACGCTGGCGCAAGCATTACAGGAAAGGCAGCAATGACAGTCCCCAAGTCCTCAGTCAAGGTTGTGGGCTTGGAGCAGGCGCTGCGTGACCTACGCAAAGTGGAGCCTGCCTATGTTGCCGAGTTCCGTAAGCGCGCCCGCGCAAACGCTAACGAGGCGGTGCAGGCCATCAAGGTCGAGTTCGATCACACGGCCCGAGGCTGGAGCAACAGCAACTACCCGCTCACCGGGATGCGGCGCGGCTCCCTCATCAAGGGCCGAGACGTCCGCTGGAACAAGCAGAAAGCCCGGCGCAACATCAAGTTCAAGCTCGGCGGCCCCCGCAAGTCATCCCGCCAAGGCAAAGTATTTCGGATGTTCTCAATCATCCAGTCCGACCCGGCTGGCGCTATCTACGACATGGCAGGCAAGGACGGCGGGGCATACAACCCAGAAAAGCAGTTCGAGGAAAACCTGCTGGCCAAGGACGCGCCACACCGCAAGGCCCAACCCAACCGTCCCGGCAAGGGGCCGTCGCGCTACATGTGGCCCGGCGCATGGTTCTACCTCCCGCAACTGGAAGACAGGATGCTCGACCTAGTGCACGACCTAGAACGTAAGATCAACAAGCAACTAGTCAAAAGGCCGCGCCGATGAGCATCATCCTCCCCATCCTCACCGAGTACGCAGGCAAAGGCGTACAGGCGGCCATCGGTGACCTCAAGAAACTCGGCAAGCAGCAGCTGGCGAGCGCTGTTTCTGCCGGGGCGCTGGTGGACGTGGCCCGCCGCTCAATCCAAGCAGCAAACGAGGACGCAAAGTCGCAGCGGCTGTTGGCTAACACGCTGAAGAACACGGCGTTTGCGCGTGAGGCTGACATTGCGGCCGTGGAAAAGAACTTGCAGGCGTTGCAGTACAGCGCGGCCGTGGCCGACGACGAGCTGCGCCCGGCGCTGTCAACCCTGCTACGGGTAACCAAGGATTCAACCGAGGCGCAGAAGCTGCTCAACGTGGCGCTCGACATCAGCGCCGCCACAGGCCGCGATCTCGGCAACGTGTCAGTCAGCCTGAGCCGCGCCTACCAAGGCAACGTCGGGGCGCTGCGCCGCCTCGGGCTCGCCGTCTCCGACGGGGCCGTCGCCAACAAAGACTTCCAACAGGCGCTTGACGAGATCATCCCGGTAGTCGAGGGCTCCGCCAAGGCCGCCGCCGCTGGCGCGGACGGAGGCTGGAAGAAGCTCGGCATTGCCGTGGGCGACCTGTCCGAGATCCTCGGCACCGAGCTGAACAACCAGCTGGGCGGTGCGGTCGGGGCGCTCGGCAAGGCAACCGCCGCAGCCAACGAGTCCGGCGACAGCCAGAGCTTCCTCGGAGCCGCAGTCAAGGCCACAATCAGCAGCCTTGTCTCAGCCATTGTCCCGTTTGCAAACTTCAACCGAGGAATGCGCGACAGCAAGGACAACGCCAAGGACGCAGCCAAGGAGGTCGGCACCCTCGGGGACCGCATCAAGCAGCTCGACCAGCAGGACATCCGAACGTTCCAGAGCAATCAGAAAGCGGCCGCGCAGGCCGCCTACGCCGCCCGCATGAAGGCCGCCAAGGAGGCTGCG